AGCTTGCCGAGCAATGAATCTAAACCGGTGATGCTGAACTCCACGCCGTCAGCCATCGTTCACCCCTTCGCTGCAGGGCAGCGTCAGATACTCTAGACCGCTGACGGTGTCAGGCAGAACGCCCTCAATGTCATAGACCTTGCCTCTGTGAAGTACCCGCATTGTCCCGTCCACGCCGGCACGGTAACGAATCAACACCCTGGCAGTGACTTTGTTCTGTGGCGCGCCGGCGGCTACAAACTGATTTACAGATACCGGGTCAACATCCGAAGGGACGCTGGTCCAGGCATCAATCCACGTCTTCACCATTTCGCCGGTTATTGGATCTTGTGCAAAGCTGGGCCGCTGAATGGTAATTCGATGCCGCAACCGACCGGCGCGCATTACACACCCATCCGGATGCGATATGGCATCAGAAGCGATTTGCTTGCCAGAGGAAGCTCGACAGCGGTACCGCCAACCACAACCTCCTCGCGGTTCGAGAACAGGTGCCCAAGCTTGAGCAAGCACGCCGCCACAATGCCCTTGTTGATGACAATCCCGTACTCGTCCATGTCAATTGCCTCGAAGGTATCCGCCAAGGCCTGGCGAGCACGTTCACGCAGCCTGCACCGGTCTTCTGAGTTTTCAGGGTCATCGGCTACAACCAGCGCAGCGCGGTAAATGGCGCGCGCCGCTTGGGTTCGCTGAAGAGTGGTGGACTTTGCAAGATCCACGGCGGCCTGATCGGCAAAGAACCGGCGCTGAAGGAACTGCTGAGCAGCCTCCTCGGCGCCATCCAATTGCGACTGCACCAGGTCCTGGTCCTCAGGTTCCGCGAGCAGGTGCTTCATGGCCAGTTCGATGTCGATCACGCTCATGGTCAGTCGGCCTTTTTCTTGGCTGCGGGTTTTGGCGCAGCTTTATTCGAAGGGGTTGGGGCCTGCTTGTTTTCCGGGGAAGCAGAATTCTTCACGTCGTATTCCTCGATCAGGCCATTACGGCGGAGATCACGCGCCACCGATTCATCCACGGTGAATTCCGCACCACGCTTCACATACTTTTCGCCTGAATCCAGGCCGTCGGCATTGAAGCCTTTGATCGCTTTTACAGTGATGTCTGGCATCGGTGTTCGCACCCGGTTTCCCAGGTGCGCTCCTATGAGGTGTCGACGCCTTACGGCGCGTCGAATTCACCGTGGACGAAGGATTCTTCACGGTACACAGCCATAGCCAGGCGCTCTTCCGCGCGAATCGTGACCATGTTGGTACGGAAGTTGTCGCCGTCTTCAGTCGAAACTTCGACGGCCGCCTCTTCGCGGTCGAAAATCTGAGCCGCGATGTTCATGGCGCCCACCAGGAATTCACCCTCTGGAACAGCGTTGCTGTCCACAACAGGAAGCTTCCACAGACGTTGTGCGCCGCCTTCCTGGACGTTGACCCAGATGTAGGAGCCCGTGCTGTCCTTGGTCAGCTCGATATCAGCCCAGTCGACGGGGTTGAGTGCGATCGCCGAGGCGCGGTATTCGGCGATCCGTACCTGCAGGATGGCGCGACGCAGCGTATCGATCTTGGTATCGCCGGCTTTGCGAAGGGCGTTGTTGAAAGCGGATGCCTGAGGGATCAGGCCGAGCATGTTCCCGCCCACGCCGTTACCGGCGAGGATCTGCTCTTCTTCCTTGTACTTCAGGCCGTAGATCGCGCGACCGTTGATGTAGCTCTGCAACAGCGGAATATCGGACAGAACCTGCTTGGAGGCGCGGAACCAGTGCGCGATGGTCACCACGTTGGTGGTTTTCAAAGCGAACGAGATATCCGACTGGGCTTTCGCTGCGCCTTCAGTGGCCTGGATCGCCGCCATGTTTTGGAAGCCGCTTTCTTGCACGAACTCGACAGCGTTAGAGCCGGTGCGACCAGGCATGATCAAATCGCGGATGACGAACTGACGTTCCGGATCTGCAACGATGCCAGGTACCCGTGTTGGCTGGATGCCTACGCCCACGCCGCCGGTACCGGTGGTTGCGCTGGTGATGTTGGTGACGGCCTTGCGTCCAATGCGAGCGATGCCACGGCCGCGAGTTTGCAGGGCCTTGAAGTCGTCGGAGTCGGACAGCTCTTCGCCTACCGACTTGGCGTCAGTTGGATCGTTCGCCGCAAAGCGGCGAGCCAGCTTCTGCTCGATGTCCTGCAGGCGATCCTGCAAGCCCAGGCCGTCCTTCACCAGGCCGTCGAGAACGGTCTTGGTATCGGACAGAATGGTGCCGTGCTCTTTGATTTCTTTGTTCGCCTTCTCGGCGAACGCTTTGATTTCCTGGTCACGCTGGTCCAGCAGGTCGGTTACCGCTTTCAGTTGGACCTTGTCGTCGGAGTGCTCCTTGCGTTGCAACTGACGGTTTTCGGCGCGAGCCTGGTTGCTCATGGCGTTATGCATGGTGAATCCTCAAAACGATGGGAGAGTCAGTGCCGGGCGCGATTTGAGCGCCTCGACGAGTTCAGCTTCAGCCAGGTCGCCCGCGGACTCGCTCCGGAGCAGGTGCTGCAATCCACGGTTGGCAATCACCGCAGATTGAGTTTTCGAGAAGCCTGCCTCGCGCAGGAGCAGCTCAAATTCGGGAAGTGAAGGCAGCCCGCCGTGGGCCAGCTTCGACTTGATCGTGTCGGTGCGGGCCTCGTCATTGGCCGGAACCGTCACAATGGAAATTTCCACCAGGTCCAATTTGGTCAGTGTGCGAATCCTGGTCTTCTCGTCGAAGCTCGACTCACGCACGTAATAACCGATAGAAAGGCCCGTGATTGATCGGGATTGCATGCCGCGCATCGCGATGCGCGCATACGGCGCATCGGCAAGCCAGAGCTCACCATCACCGAAAAGCCCCTTGGTGTCCTCTTTCAAGGTGTCCATGGACCAGGACCCGATTGGCTCTGCCGTACGGTGCTGCCAGAGCACGGGCAAAGACCTGCCCTTCGCCTTGAGCTCGGAGATAGACTCAAGGAACGCCCCTGGCGCCACCACCTCGTTGTAACTGTCGACGACACCGAACACCGATCCGTAGCCAGAAAAAAGGCCGTCATCGCTGACAGCCTTCACGTCGTAATCAAATGAGCGGTACTTCACCGCCAGGGACTGGTCTTTCCGTTTCATTCCTGATTCCCCTTGGGGGTTTCGTTGAGCCAGTCCAACAGCGCGGAACGGGCTTGCTGGGCATCGCCCGAGCCCTCGCCGAGCTTGTCGATCGGCAGCATGTTGGATTGAACGGTGAGCTTCGCTGCGTTACCGCCCATGGGTGCAAGGTTTTCCTTGATCCGGCAGTCGTCGCGGGTATAGATGCCGTTTTGCGTCATGGAGCTGTAGAACGCGGCACGCGCAGCGCTGTCGGCGCGGAGCAGGCCCTCTGGGTTGAACTTCGCGTAAAACCGCCGGCGCTCATCGGGCCGCAGTAGGCGGCGATTAATGCTCTGCTCGATGCGCTTCATCCAAGGAAGCAGCGTGAAGCTGAGGAAGCCGAGCATCTGCTGTTCCATGCCAGTGCCCCAGCTGGTGCTGTTCGAAGTGTGGCCGACCATCCAAGGAGGAACACGAAACCACCGGCAGATCTCTTCGACGTTGAAGGCCCGGGTTTGGAGCATTTGTGCATCTTCGGGCGTCATAGACACCTGCTGATACTTCATGCCAGCTTCCAGAACCATCGTCTTGCCGGTGTTCACCGCGCCGGCGAACTTGGCAGCCATATCCTCTCGGATGTCCTCCCGTTGGGCTTTGTTGAGAATCTGGTCCGTGGACAGAACGCCGCCGAGTTTCATCCCGTTGGCAAACATCTTGCTGGCCGACTCATCGGCAGCCATAGCAGCCCCGAATACATTGCGCCCCATGGCAAGCGGGCTCAGGCCGCACATGGGATCGGTCCCGAACCCACGCGTGTGCATCATTTGCTCATCAAGTAGTGTATGAGGCCTGCCCTCGCTGTCGATGAACCGGTATTCGATCGCGCCGCTGCTAGTGCGCCGAGGCGGAGAAACCGACTGAGGGAGGATAAACTCCAACGAAGACAGGTCGCGCCCCACCAAATGAGGCTCATTAAAACTGTTGCCGCTCAGCAGCAAGCTTGCAACCACACATTCCCAGAACTCAACAGGGGTTTGGTCGGCGTTCGGCTGCTCGCTGATCACGCGGTGTACGGGGTGCGAAGTGGCGACCTCTGGCACTCCGTTCTTATTTTCGTAAAGTGCGATCGGGAGGGTAGCCAGCGTTTCGGCGATGAGGCGTACGCAAGCCCACACCGTCGACAACTGAAGCGCTGTCTGCTGGCTAACCGTTTTTCCCGACGCGGAATCAGTGCCGTAGTAACCATTCCAGAATGAAGCGTCACCCAGGCCAATGCGCCGACCTACCCAGCCAGCAAGCGAGGACTTCACAAATCCAGGCTCGGCGGATTTGAATAGAGCCTGGCGCAGGACTGACTTGATAGGTTTATTCACCAGTCAGCCCCTTACGGATGAATCCAGCCGCAGCCAAGAAAGAAGCAGCGCAAGCGATGAGTGCCCAGCCGAGACCGACCAAGACAAATACGCCGGCGACAAACAGGCACAGCGCGGCCACGGCCGCCACGATGAAGAGGATCAGGCCTGTATCCATGGGTTCGTTATCCAACAATGATAGGTTTCGAAAAGAAGTCGCTGATGTTGCCGCTGTTGTCGTTGGCCAGAATCAGCGCCCGGCCAATTGACATGATCAGCGCTACCGCACCGTCGATTTTGTTGTCGTCGCCCTGCTTGATGGGCCGCACGACATCATCGTTGCCAGGCATGTTTTTCCCGATCACGTTGGCGATGCACCAGGTCATTATCGGATGACCGTCGTGGTGGAATCGGCCAGCAGTTATCGCCGCCTCAAGCTCCTTCATGGGGTCAGACATGTTGGTGTAGTTCTGCGTGATCGTGATCGGGTTGAAACCTTCGTCGTCGAGATCGTGGCTTAGGCCGGTTGCGCCGTGTGGGTCGATCGGGCACTCGCGGACCGGCGCTTGATGATTGGCTTCCTTGGTGTCTTCGAAGATTTCGCGGTAATCGATCTCGGCGCCGTCGGTGATTTCCAGATGCTTGGAGTTGATCCAGGCTTGGAAACGCTCGGACATGCGCTTGTTGTCGCTGTCATACGCGGTGTCATAGGGGACCCAAAACTTAGGGGCTACGCTGTAATAGTGCGTCTTGCCGTCAATGACGCGCCAAAAAAGGCGCGCCCTTGAGTTCATGTCCAGCTTTCGCGCCAAGTCGAAACCAGCTATCCACTCTTGACCCTCGAACTGTTCCAGGGTGAGCGTGGTGTCTTCGCAGGATTTCCAGTCCTCCATGTTGAAGAACCCGGACTTTGCGCTCACCCATAGGTTTAGGTGCTTCGTTTTGAACGTGTTGGCGAAGCGCGCAGAGCGAATGGCCCTAGCCTGTTGACTTTCCAGGTACTCCTGAAACACCGAGACGCCGTGGTTCGGGTTAGCCTTGGCCAACATCTTCGGGTCGGTCCAGTCGTCGCCCTCATCCAGCGTCCAGATCCAGCCGAACAGTTCTTCATCCGGGACAGTGCCCTCGAGCATCTCTATGACTTGGCGGCGCTTGTCATAGCACGGACCTTCGATGTCGGCACCGGCAGTGGTGATGATGAACATCAACGGTTGGCGGCGTGCGCCCATACCGGTGATCATGGTGTCGTACTGTGCCGAAGTTGGGTGTTCGTGATACTCGTCAATGATTGCGCAGCTCGGCGATGCGCCGTCGCCCGGGTTACCGATCAGCGGCTCGAATCGACTGAAGTCGGACGGGATGTTCATGTTTGATGCGTTCACCTCAATGCCGGCTGCCTGTACCAGCATTGGCGATTTGGTAACCATCAGTTTGGCGGGACGGAACACTTCCCACGCCTGTTTTTCAGTAGTTGCACCGGCATATACCTCGGCCCCGTGCTCACCATCTGCGACAAACATGCAGATGCCTACGCCGCCAGCCACTACAGATTTCCCGTTCTTCCGCGGCACTTCCCAGTAGCTTTCGCGAAACCGCCGGTGCCCACCCTTCTTTTTGACCCAGCCATAAGTGACGGCTATGCCGAACAGCTGCCAGGCCTCCAAGGTAATGAGCTGTCGTTTGAATGCCCACTCACCTTTTGTGTGCGGCAGCAGCTGCATCAGCTTCAGCTTTTTTTCCGCTTTGGCCGGATCGAACTTGTATCGATAAGCACGCTTGCGGCTGGCAGCCAGGTTGTCGAAGTGCCGCTGGATAGCCTGATGCACGAACCTGCAGGCAGGGACTTTACCGCGGAGAACGGACCTTCCCCACGCCATCGCCTTGTCGACGTTGGGATGGGCAGATTTGATCATCAGCTACTCAGTAGTTTGGCGAATTCGTTGGTTTCTTTTTCCTTGTTGCCGCCGATGAGTCGCGTGCGGCTGGCCGGGTCCAGGCCCAGCATCGAACCGAACGTCACCATCTGGCGCATCGTTTCGTTCGCGGCGGTAAGTGCGGGGTTCTTCATCGGCCCGCCTGTGGCACCGGTTACGACGATGCCATGCAGCTGGATCGATTCCTGCGCAAGACGCCAGTTGTCGTAGGCGCTACAGAAGGCCTCGACGTTGTGCAGGTCCGTGATCGCCACCACGTTCTCGCGCAGCAGCTCCGGGACAATCATGTTCCACATGGTGGCGGCGCGGGGGGAGAACCACTCGGGCGGATCGATTTTGGTGATCTTGGAAAACTGCGGCTCGGCTGTGTTCAGCGCACGCTTGCCAGGGTTTCCGGCGAGCGCTTTTTTGGCCGTTGGCTTGGGTTTGCGACCACGGCCGGCGACCGTGGCGGTGCCTCCCATCGCGCAACTCCTAAATTTTTAATTTCGCGGGTGTAAAAAAACGTTTGAGGGCGCGGTCTAGAAGC